GTGATGGTGAACTATGCCTCAATTACAGGCATTGGTGATGTTGGTGCAAATACAGTAACAATACAACAAACCGTACAGGCATCGAATACATTAACCACATCATCTAACACACAAGTAAGTATAGACAGTTTTTCAACATCAACTTACAGAAGTGCTAAGTATCTTGTACAGTTAACAAGTGGTTCTGATTACCACTTCACAGAAATATCAATACTACATAATGGAACAACATCCACTTTTGTACAATATGGTGATAACTTTACCAATGTATCTTTAGGTACATTTGCAACAAGTATTGTAAGTGGTAATGTAAGATTACTATTAACACCAGTCAATTCGATTACCACAGCAAAACTACATAGAACAACAATAAACATATAACATTTGGGGACAGTGAACCAGAATGTCAATTAAAAACTTTACAGTAAAGAACGGCATTAGTGTCGGAGAAAATGAAATTGTATCTTCTAATGGAGATGTGATTGTACATGGTAACCTTATGCTCGATGATCACATGCTGGTCTCGTCAACAGGTGATCTAACTGTTCCGGGTAATCTAATCATCGGATCTACAACGATACAAGCTAATGTTAATGATCATGCCAACTCAGCTTACAATCAAGCAAACACCGCAACAACTAATGCTGGTTCAGCCAGTTCATATGCTAATGCTGCATACTTGCAGGCAAATACGGCGAATACTAATGCTGCAACAGCTGACCAAAGAGCAGTAACTTCTGGTGTTTATGCTAATGCTGCATTCATCACCGCAAATACAAAATATAATTCCACGGGTGGTACAATTTCAGGTGATGTAAACATAACAGGTAACTTGAATATTACTGGTAATACTGTCACACATGCTTCTGACAGTCTAGTTATCAATGATCCGTTAATTCTATTAGCAAATAATAATCCAGGAAATCTGTTAGATACAGGATTTATTGCTCACTACATCGAAGGTGGAACAACAAAACATACTGGATTGGTACGGGATTCTTCAGCCAACACATATTATTTGTTTGATGGTTATACACCACATATTCAAGAAACTAACATCTTGGATCCTAATGATGCATCACTAAGAATAACCACGTTACGATCCAATTTAATTTCCGATTCAGTTTTGGTTAGAGGATATGATGTTGTCAATCATACCAATACTGCATTCTCTCAGGCAAACACCGCAACAACTAATGCTGCAACGGCTGACCAGAAGTCTGTTAGTGCTGGTGTTTATGCGAATGCAGCATTTTCTAGAGCCAATACCGCAACAACTAATGCTGCAACGGCTGACCAAAGAGCAGTAACATCCGGTGTTTATGCTAACTCTGCATTTGCGACAGCTAACTCCAAAACATCCAATGTAGGAACAGTTACGAGTGTTGGTGGAACAGGTAGTTATGGTGGACTGACACTTACTGGAACGGTTACAACAAGTGGTAGTTTAACTTTAGGTGGTACACCAACAGGCACTTGGCCTATTACTGCAGCTAATATCACCGGTCAAACAAACTCAGCAACGATTACTGCCGGTACTGGTGTAAACGCTAACCAGATTGTTCTACGTGACGGTAACGGCTACATATACGCTAACCACATTAACTTTAATACTAGCGAAACCGAAAACCCATCTATTAGTTCGTTTATTACTTCTAATGGCGATGGTTGGTCTAGGAAGTCAAGCAAAGCGCACGTTGTAAGTCAATTACAAGTTGTTTCTAATCTTGGCTCATCCTATTACCAAGTAAACACATGGCTTCAGTTAAATGGTGCTTATGGCTTATACGCACCAACTGTTAACGGGGCGCACTTCTATCCAAATACATCAAGTAGCTACGGAGAATGGGCAGCGCAAGGTAGTCGCAACGGCTACAGCGGAATACAAAGCACTTTTAGCGGCGTAAACGGGTCGATGTATGACGGCAGTGGCAATGGCGGCGCATATAGGGAAGCTAACGGACGTTGGTTTACTTACTACAACGTAGCCAACGACTGCATAGGCATCGGCACATCCTCTACATCATCTGGTTACAGTTTGTATGCGGGAAAAGGTTTTCGTTCTTTTAGCACTAACTATACGGACGGTGTCACCTATTCAACAACTTATTACGATACAAATGATCCATCATATTATGTAGACCCCGCAGTCACCTCCAGAATGAACTCCATAATTACGGTGGGTACTATAACCGCACAAGGCTCTAATATTATTAGTGGGCAGCAGGGAGGAGTCCAGCGAGGATACTTGTGGAATGATAGTGCTGGGTTTGGTTTCTTAAATAGTTCCGGTAGCTGGGCATTGCGTGTAAATCAAGGTACAAATACAGTTCACGTGGAGTCTATTTTAAGTGTCCCATCTACGGTGGGGTCTGGTACGTTCCCTATGTCAATCAGTTCTGTTGACCGTGGAATCATTTTTGGCAATTCTTCTGGTTCTGGAATTCCTTGTTACTTTACAGTTAGCGGCGGCGCTACAGTTTCCGGTTCTATTATTGCTTCCGGTGGTTCAACTTCTTATAACACTTCATCTGACTACCGGATGAAAGAAAACGATATAGACATAAACAAAGATGCCGCACTTGATAAAATTATTGCATTGCGTCCGATTACATACGATTGGAAGCAAGAATTTGGTGGTAGGAAAGGTATTGGCTTTATTGCACACGAACTTGATTTAGTTGCGCCTGAGTGTGTTAGCGGTGAAAAAGACGCTGTAAATGAAGATGGAACAATCAACCCACAAAGCGTAGATACATCTTGGTTAATTCCGTCAATTTGTGCCGCCATGCAAAAACAGCAAGAACTGATTGAACAATTAATGGCTAAAGTTGCCGTATTAGAAGGAAAATAAATGGAATACACATGGTTAGTTACGGGTATGGTGTCAGCAAATATTGCAAGCGAAAGCAATGTAATTATCAATGTCAAGTGGACAGTAACCGGAACGGACGCAGACGGTAATGCTGGAACGTTTATTGGTGGCACACCCTTAACCACTAACGATATTGATCCCGAAACATTTGTGCCTTACGACCAGCTTACACAAGATTTGGTGTTGTCTTGGGTCAAGCCCGTTGTTATGAGTAACGAAGTTTTTTGGGCGCATATTACTGAAAAAATTGCATTACAAGTTGCCGCAAAAAGAGATCAAGTAAACCTAGACATTCCATTGCCGTGGAATCCTACTCCAACAACACCTGCAACATAAAAGGAAATTAAATGAACACATATACATGGCAGTTCCCACAATTAGAAGCATATCCTACCGTTGAAGATAAAACAGATGTGGTTTTCACTGTACATTGGAGACTACGTGGTGAAGATGAATTGGAAAACTCAGCTGAAGTTTACGGCACCGTTGGTCTTGCACCATATGACGGTGAAGGTCAATTTGTAGAATTCGCCAATTTGACAAAAGAAACTGTCACAACTTGGGTAGAATCTGCATTAGGTGAAGAACAGGTTGCAAGCTACAAACAAAATCTCGATGATCAAATCGAAGCTATCATCAATCCTAAAACAGTAACATTGACACCACCTTGGAATTGATTAACATAAATAATCGATAAACTTATAGGTAAACAAATGGCCGCACCACAGACAAGAGCACAATTTAAAGATTATTGCTTAAGAAGATTGGGACATCCTGTTATACAGATTAACGTGGACGAAGATCAACTTGAAGATCGAATCGATGATTCTCTCCAGTTTTTTCACGACTATCACTTTGATGGTTGCCAACAAATCTATATGAAGCATATGATTCAACAGGCGGATATTGACCGTGGTTGGATCTATTGCCCCGACACCGTACTCTTTGTAACTGGTGTTATGCCTTTTGATCAATCATCTTCATCAGTAAATATGTTTGACTTGAGATATCAATTGAGATTACATGATCTTTATGACTTCACCTCAGTCTCATATGTTTCATATGAAATAACGATGCAACACATTCGTACACTAAACTTATTGTTCTCGGGAACACCTCTGTTTAGATTCAATCGACACATGAATAAATTGTTCTTGGATATTGATTGGTCGAGAGATGTGCAAGTTGGACAATATGTGGTGGTTGAATGTTACCGTAAACTTGATCCTGACAACCAGACATTGTTCGGTACAGCCAATACAACCGTAAGTTCAGTTGATGTTGTTGGCGTTAATACGAGATTCGATCAAGATATCTTACCTGGTGATGAGATCACTTTTGGTCAAGAAACTAAACGTATCATACAAATTTCTTCACCAACAAATCTAAAGGTTGACACACCATTCATCGCAAACACATCAGGTTTAACGATGATTAAAACTGGAATCTCTGATGTTTGGAACGACAGATTTCTAAAGAGATATGCAACAGCTATGTTGAAACTGCAATGGGGTAATAACTTATCCAAGTTTGCAGGAATTCAAATGCCAGGTGGTGTAACGCTTGATGGTGTTAGAATTGCTACTGAAGCACAAGCAGAAATCGACAAGATTGAAGAAGAAATGCAATCCTATAATGTATTGCCTGGTGAATTCTTTTTAGGCTAAAATGTCCACTAATTTCTATTTTAATAATTTTCCTCTTCAACAAGTAAACAGTGAGCAACTTCTTGTAGAAGACCTCGTTATAGAGGCCATGCAAATTAATGGCATGGATGTTTACTATATCTCCAGATCAAGTAGAGATGTCGTAGATAATCTTTATGGTGAAGATACTCTAAAAGAATTTAGAAATGCATACCCAATCGAAATGTACTTAGAAAACATTTCAGGTATGGATGGTGAAGGTGACTTTATCTCTAAATTTGGATTAGAAATTAGAGATGAAATTACTCTGTTGGTTTCTAGAAGAAGATTCGCAATGACAGTACCACTCAATCGTCCTAGAGAGGGTGACCTGATCTATGTTCCATTGATACAAAACTTCTTTGAAGTCACCTTTGTCGAGCATGAAAATGATCAGGCAATGTTCTATACATTGGGTAGGGGTCGTGGTGGTAACGTTTATGTCTACTCTTTGAAATTGAAACAGTTAGCTTTCTCTGAAGAGATTATTGAAACTGGTGTCGATGAAATTGATGGTGAAGCATTTAATGCATACAGAAGAATGAGAGTTGCGGTTGCTAATAATGTGACAGGTGTATTTGTACCTAATGAAATTGTTTATCAAGGAACAAATTTGGCCAATTCATCAGCACAAGCTATTGTATATTCGTTCACTGCAAACTCGCATATGGAAGTTATACGAGTTCAAGGTTACTTTTCCAATAATTCTCAGTTAATTGGTAATACCAGTAATGCTCGGGCTTTTGTACAGTTTGTGGATGAATTCTCACCAGTAAGTGAGAATATTTTTGAAGACATAGCTGATAACAAACTGATTGAACAAGAAGGATTGGATATCATAGATTTTACGGATAAGAATCCGTTTGGAGAACCTTAATGTTAGGCAACCGTCATTTTTATAATAGAACAATCAGAAAGATTGTGGTTGCCTTTGGAACATTATTCAATGATCTTGAGATAGTTCGATACAGTAAAGATGGTTCAAAAGAATATGAAAGACTGAAAGTTCCTCTTTCCTATGGACCAAAAGAAAAGTTTATTACCAGATTGGCCTCCGATCCAGACCTACTTCGCTCTTTCGGTGTCATCTTACCTAGAATAAGTTTTAATATGGAAGGAATAACGTATGATTCTTCCAGAAAACAAGTATCTCTAACACGAAACTTTTCTTTCGGTGAGAACGGTCTAACCTCACAGTATGTACCCTTACCATACAACTTCGATTTTACAATGTCTATCTACGTTAGAAATACAGAAGATGGCACACAAATAATCGAACAGATTTTACCATTCTTTACACCAGATTTTACAGTTACCGTAGATTTGATTAAAGATATGGACCAGAAATATGATATGCCTATTATTCTCAATTCAGTTACACCTGAGATTGATTATGAAGGTGATATGATCTCAACAAGAATGATTATTTGGAATTTAACTTTTACTGTTAAATCATTCATATTTCCTCCTGTCATTTCTTCTGGTGATTCTGGATTGATTAGAAGAGCTAACACGAACGTTTACATTGACACAAGAAAACTCGATGCACAGAAAGTGTTTGTTGATTTTCCAACAGGTAATGGTGTATTCACCACTGGTGAAACCATAAGAATACAGAACAAACCTGTGACAGGAAAAGTTACTTATTTCAGTAACAACTCTACTGGTGTACTGATCGTAGAAGAATTGACCGATCTACTTGAAGAAAATGACATCATTAGAGGTGATTACTCCAATGCGGTATATGTGGTAGATTCGGTAGATTTGAGTCCTGTTAAGGCATTCTCTGTCGTAACTGAACCAGATCCAATTAATGCAGAACCTGATGATGAATACGGTTTCACAGAAACCATAACTGAGTGGCCTAGAACTATAACATGAAACAATTGAATCATAATTTATCTGAAATATTTGACATAGAACCAATACCTGAAGAACCTAAATCTGAACTTGTAGTTGAAGAAGTAGAAACCGGTTCAGATTTAGATTCCGATCTCAAATTAGCTAGAAGTAATATACGAGAACTTTTACAAAAAAGTGACGGTGCTATTGACAATCTATTAAAAGTGGCGGAAGAATCAGAACACCCCAGAGCTTATGAAGTTGCGGCTACTTTAATTAAAACTATGGCAGACTTAAATAAAGACCTTATAGATATACAGAAGAAACGAAAAGAGTTGACTGGTGTTTCACCTAAAGAAAATAATTCTATAAATGTTGATAAAGCTGTATTCATCGGATCAACAACCGATTTAATCAAAATGATTAAAAATAACAAGGAATAAAGATGGAAACTCTCCAAGAAATTTTAAAAAAGGCCTTAGCTGATACATTTGCACTCTATGTCAAATCTCATGCTTACCATTGGAATGTAGAGGGACCTCTTTTTGCACAGGCTCATGATTTTTTAGGTGACTTATATACCGAATTACACGGTTCTATTGACCCAATGGCTGAAGAAATTCGCACTTTGGATGTTTATGCACCAACATCGATGACAAGATTTCTCGAAATGACCGACATCGAATGTGAAAATTCTGTACCTGATTTTACAGAAATGTGTCGAAGACTTGAATCTGATAATACTAAAGTTTTGAGGACTTTAAATGTGGCTTTTGATTTAGCAGACAATTTTAAGAAACAAGGTATTGCTGACTTTATTGCAGGTAGAATTGATGCACATGAAAAGCATGGTTGGATGTTAAGAAGTTTTTTAAAATAAATTATGAGCGATGAAGGTTATCTTGGTAATAGTAGGTTAAAACGTGCCGGCGTAGAGATTTCTTATTCTGAAGAACAGTTAAAAGAAATTGCTAGGTGCATTGATGATCCCATCTATTTCATTAAAACATATGTAAAAATTGTCAACGTTGACCATGGTCTTGTTCCATTTGCTATGTGGGACTTCCAAGAAGACATGGTGCAAACTTTTCATGAAAATAGATTCTCGATTGCAAAGATGCCTCGACAGGTGGGTAAAACTACCACGGCCGCAGGATATATGTTATGGTGTGTACTATTCCAAGAAAACTACAGTATCGCAATTCTTGCCAATAAAGGCGCTCTTGCTCAAGACATTCTTAGTAGAATACAATATGCTTTTGAATATCTTCCTATCTGGTTGCAACAAGGTATCATAACCTGGAATAAACGAAACATTGAACTGGAAAACGGATCAAAGATTGCTGCATATGCCACAAGTGCAGCTGGTGTTCGAG